TTGCCCGATCACTCGAACATATTGTTTTGGAGGTTGACGACTTTGTTATCGCGAATCCCATACCGTCGAATGGTGTTGTGGACGGTATTAGCGTTGATACCGAGTTTTCTGGCGATGTCTGTCCCGCGCATTTTGTTTTGGTGCAGGGACAGGATTTGCAGTCTTACGGCATCGGTGAGGGGTGCTGACGGTTTTTTCGGTGGATCGTCAAGCATGCTATTGGATCTGCCTCGCGGCAGTTGTTTGGCTTTCTCTTGTGCGCGGATCGCGGCTAGGAATTTGTCTGTCATTGGTTACCCCTACTGCTCATGCCACGCGTGCCGATTGAAGAATGCGACGATCCCCTCTTTGGTCGCGGGGAACTCGCAAGTATGTTTATCGATCTCAACCCACGCTCCACGGTCGTGGACTTGTTGAATGTATTCTTTCCGTTCTTTCGCCGTAGCGAATACATTTACTTCGTTTTCTCCGCCATCTTGGGCGTTTACCCGTGCTAAATATAATTTCATTCACTTTCTCAAAGTTGTGGGGGCCTCGGCCCCCGTGAGTTTAGCTGGCTAGTTGCCAGTACCCGTAGACGCATCGCTGCTCGTCTCTGGAGCAATCGTAGGTGTCATGGATGACGCCATCGATCACTGCGACGAGATGCTTTGAAACTCTGCAGATTAATCGTCCGCTCGGTAACTCCTCGGCGTTGAGATGCACTTGGCATCCGCTCCCGATTTGCATCGTTGGGGTCCAGACAAAGCCTAGCTCCTGCATGTAGTCCTTGAACCATTTCCGCTGGATATAAATACCATTGCGGGCTGATCGGGACTGCTTGCCCGTGCGTTTCGATCTACGCTGCGAGGCGTTGCCCTCCGCCAATCGGTCGTAGACCTGCTGGTAGGGAAGCTGCGCCGCGATGGCGATGGCTCGGCAAACGCAGTCACCTGCATCGCCTTTGTAGCCAGCGCCCTTGCGACCGCCGTCATCGTAGACGAACGCAGGGTTGGATATGGCTTGAGTCATATCACTTTCTCCAAGTTGTTAAAGATCTGGGTTGTTCCACGTGGAACATTGCCCCCGACAAGGTATTTCCCTAGCCGGTATGCATATTATCGCATACCCAACTTTTAAAAGATACCCTCAGTTCTTAGACATAACTTAGACAAAAGACTATTCTTCGCAGATTTTGCAGACCTCGAAGAAGTAATGGCCGTCTTCGTCCTCGCCGGACACCACTTCGAGTTCGATCTCAGGGTGTTTCGGGCAGAAGGTTGCATCTGGCAAGTTCCACGGTGCGCAGGGATCGCTCCGCTCGGCGTCTTCGCGGTCGATCATACCGGCTTATCTCCTGCTGCTTTATCGCGTGCTTTTACTTTTTCCGCGATCCGCTTGTCTCGTCTTTCGTTGAGTACTTCGTTTGGTTGCAGTATCGGACCTTTTTCCATTTGCTCAGTCAGTACTTCCTCGACCGTATCTTGAACGTCTTTGAGCAATGCCGCCTTCAGGTGTTTCGATGCATCGAAGACCACTTTCTTTCGCGTCTCGTTTGCGAGTTTAAACTCTGCATCGGCAAAACCTTTGTACAAGTCCCACGGTCTTTGTTTGATCGGTAGTGCGTCACCGGCTTCATCAATTTCAAAAATTTTGGTTTCTATTAAAGCGGCTTTGATCACTTCCTCGGTGATCTTTACCGCGATCTCTCGTTTCAAGGTTTTGTTTATGCGGTGGATTTCTTCCTCCACGCAAGTGCGTATGTACTTTTCGGTCTGTTTCATCTTTTTTCCAAATTAGGGTTGCATCGGTAAGATAACTCCCATACCATCGCATTTCAACTTTTATTGGAGAAAGTGATATGACGACAGTAATGGAATACCTCAGAAGCTATCTGGCCGACTTGGAGGGCGCATACGGCGTCAATGACAAGCGTCTGGAAAACCTTAATGCGCACACAAGTAAAACGCCTTTCTTTAACACCCACGAAGAGGCAGAAAGCTACCTCGAAGAACTGCGGTCAGTTGTGGAGGCGTTAAAAGATGCATAAAGACGCCAAGAAGATCGCACGTCGTATGGACTTAGCGTTCGCCGCGCTCCGCGATAAGGGGTTCTTTGCCAAGGCCAACCATACGTGCTGTCAGTCCTGCGGGCTGGCCGATATCCCCGAAGACAAAGAAAGGGCTTACGTGTTTTATCACGCGCAAGACGCGGAGCGTTTGAAGGATGACGGCGTTTGCTATCTGGCGTGGGGCGGCAAAGTCGGAGAAAAAAGTGGTCATACGATTTGCGACACGCTTCGTTCAGCGGGCTTGGAAGTCGATTGGAACGGTAGCGAGCACACCCGAATTGCAGTCACCGGATTGGAGTCTAACGCCAAGCAGTGGGACGTGACCATCGTTCAGACCAGTGTCGTGACGGGCATCTCTGCCAAGACAGAGCAGGAAGCGATCCGCAAGGCGCGGGACGATGCCAGTTGGTCAGACCACGTGGTCGATGTGCAAACGATAGCGTCTGTGTCATGAGGGCGCAGATCACTTTGAATTTTGACGAAGACGAGGCGGAGCAAGTAGTAACGCTGGTTCTTGGTCTTGATGAACGGCTGTCCTTTATGGAACAGCAAATGGAAACCCTGTTGGAGAAAGTGAATGAATTACAGCATGGACAAAAACCCCGAAAACGCAGAAGAAGCCCTGTATCAGGGGCTGGTGATGCGCCTGCTGCCGAAGATAACTGACGCAGAGCGTGCAGAACTGGACGACACGATAATCCGGTTAGAAAGACTGCTGCCGGAGCACGTCGTGAACATGTGCAAGTTCAATGCAACCTGCAAATTTTTGGGTATAGGAGAAAAACATGTCGGTTAATTTTTTAAAACTGCATGAGATGCAGACAGCAATGAACGCTTTGGCCGTGGAAGAGGCTGAGAAATCTGGAAAGAAGATCACGGCGGGTATCCGCACTGTCGCGGAAGCGGTGGGCGTGGACTATGCCACCATGAAGGGCTTCGTGTTCGGGACGATCAAAAAGCCGTCAGAGCGAACCGTGGACCGCGTGCGGTTGTTTTTGCGTGACGGTGAGAGCAAGACGCCTCCTCCGCAAGAGCCGAGAGCCGTGAAGGTTGATCCTGTAGCTAAAGGCACCGCTTTGTTGGTCACAGACGACGAAATTGCAACGCTGATAGGCTTGTTACAAGCAGCGGAGTCTGATATCCACGGCGACTACAGTGGCTTTGAGGAAGATCAGGGGCATGAGTGGGGACGTGAAGTAAGTACTGCCAGTTATCAGGCGCTGTATCGTCAAGAAGGTCTTTTGAAGCGGTTAAGAAAAAAGATTGAGGCGCAATCTCCGTGTCAATTTCAGTGGGACGCCGAGCTACAATCAATAGTTCCCGTGAAAGCTTTTTAATTGATATGCTGTGGGGCAAACCAGTTCGGGTTGGGCGATCACAGCCCTCCAAGCGCGTTCCCGTCCGCGTGCCCCAAAGGCGGGTTTTCGGTTTGACCGGCCACTCACTGCTTCATTCCCTGCGGTGAGTGATCCACAGCACGGTTCCCGTCCCGTGCGGTCGTATGGCGGGCTTTTTTAGGATTATTGATGAAAAAAGATGACCTTAAATTAGGCGTGGTGATTGGGTTAAGCCTAGTCGTGACAATTTATGTGCTGTCTTTTGTTTTGGTAACCATTGTAGGCCGGTAAAAATGACAGAAAACGAAGAAGCAACCCTTCGCGTAAATCTTTCCCCCCAAGAAGCACTGATGCTGCTTCAACTTTTAAAAAGCTCTAGAGACGATCCCCGCATTCACGGGTTGATTGGGACTTGTTTTTGGTTTCACGCGCACGATAAGGACCAAGAGCAGACTGTTAAAGACAATTGGACTTCGGTTGTAAGTAAGTTAGAGGCGTTGAAGCTAGATGGTAAATAGAACTTTTACCCATGAATTGCTTCAAGAACTTGCCGACACGGCTAAAATTAGTGACATTCAAAAGCGTTTACAGGATACCGCCACTTTATTGGTAGCGTATCCAGACGCGTCGTCAGATCAATCAGAAGAGTGGCTGAATGTTATTGACTGCTGTCGAATAGAACTTCGCCGCAGGTTTTATCACAAACGGTTGACGGGTTAGCTTTCGCGGTAAGCGTCTAGCTGCCGCGCTTCTCGGGCGCGATCTTCTTTCCACTCGCTAAAAATCTTACGCAATTGTCCGCTGATTGAGCGGTCTTCTAACTGCGCAATTTCTTTGATCTGCCGGTACACGGGGACCGGAACGAGAACTGATTTCCATTTGTTGGTATCCATACGCGAGATTATAAGGCAATCCTATAGACCCCGCAACCCTTACAGTTCTTCGGTTTCTCCCCAATTTGGCCCAATATCGATGTCGCATTTGCTAGGCACTTTGAGCGGTATCGCCGCTTCCATGATGGCCCTGATCCGCTTGGCGTGTTCCACGTCTCGCACACTGCAACCCAGTTCGTCGTGTACCTGCAACAGGGGCCGTTCTCCCGCCTCGTACAGATCTACCATGGCCTGCTTCGTCATATCCGCTGCCGATGCTTGTATCAACCGGTTTAGCGCCTTGTAGGTGTATGCACGCTTCAGCGGTGCAGTCTCGCCGTATGTAGCCTTGGCTTCTTTCAAAGGCATCGCTTTCTGCACGTCGTACCCCAGTGGCTCAAACATGTTGAACCGGCACTTTCGGCCTTTTAAAGATCGTAATGAGCCGTCTGCTTTTTGATCCACGCTCCGTGATACGCCGTTCATTAGCTCTTTCACGAAAGGCACGCGGTTGTGGTACTGGCGCGTAAGATCTTTTGCTTCATCGATGTCCAGATCTAGCTGCTCAGATAGCTTACGCACACCCATGCCGTACATCATGCCAAGGTTTATCGTCTTGGCTTGCTTGCGGCTAATGTTTGCCATGTCGGCAACCATGGTGTGGAAATCCATGTCCGGATCGTTGGTGTACCCGTCTACAAACTCTTGCGCCCCGCCCAGCGGCTGGTTCTTCCATGCCCCGAATACACTTGCGTAGTGCGTCAAGATCCGTGGTTCTTGCTGCGAGTAGTCGATAGCTGCCCACAGTTCGTCCTCTTCGGGCAGGAACAGGCTGCGGATCATCGGTCCTAGCTCTGGATCGCGAGCAGGGATCTGCTGGAGGTTTGGATTCGACATCGACAGGCGTCCGGAGACGGTGCCCCCGTCGTCGCTGCGAAGCTGGTTGATGTGCCCATGGATACGCTGATCCTTCGACACAAACTTCATAATGTTATTTATGAAAGTGCCCTGAATCTTATTAAGGTTGCGGGCTTCCACGATGAGCTTTGCGAACGGATGTGGGTTCTCGTTTAAGAATGCCTTGGTAAACGACGGTGCTCCCTTGGCCGTGCGCGGGTAAGCAACTTTTAGCTTGTCGAATGCTTTGGCTAAAGAAGTTGCCGCCCAGATCTCAACGTCGAAGCCTGCTTCTTTGTTGATGTCGCGGTAGGTTTGCTTCTCTCTTTTTAAAAGTTGTTGCTTCGAGCGTTCGCACCGATCCAGATCAACCCGTATGCCACGGTAAGTCATGTCGATTAGGCAAGGCGTGAGCCGCGTTTCGAGGTCAAAGATGGTTTCTAGATCCTCTTTGTTGATCTCAACGCGAAAGAATTTGTACAGGTCATAAGCCAGACGGGCGTCTTGTTCGCCGTAAGGCCCTACAAACTGCGCAGGGAGCTTCCATAGCTCTGCCTTGGGGTCTACCCCGAAGTCCACTGCGGCCTGAGTCAGAAGCTTCTCTGACTTAGCCTTCCCTAGATAGTCGTAGGACAGGGCGTTTAAGGAGTAGCTGAAACGGTTCTCGTCTAGCAGCGCAGCCATGATCATGGTGTCGATGATCGGGCCGTTGACGGGTATGTCGAGGGCCTTGAGCCACCCTAGATCGTAAGGTGCGTTGTGCATAATCTTCGGGCAGTCGGTTGCTAGCTGCTTCTTGAGCCAGCGCAGCACCTGTCCTTTGTCGAGATTACCCCCGCCAAGGTGCGCGATAGGGTAGTAAGCTTCAAAGCCTTCTGTGGCAATGGCTATGCCGACAACGTCCCCGTCTTTGCGAGGCCAACCCGGCCCCATCTGCTTGAGGTTGGGGTCACGCGTCTCTAGGTCGATTGCGATTTCTTTGGCACCGGTTAGGTCTACCAGTTCAAAAGGCGCTGTCCATTCGGATTCGGTCGAAAAAAGTGGAAACTGCAATTTAGTTGCCTTCTGCATGTGTCTTCCTTGGATCATCACCCATTGCAAAACGGGTGTACCAGATCGATTTTTTTAAATCTTCTTGCGCATCAAACTTCTTACCTGCCCTCCACTGGTACTTAAAGCTGGCTAGACGGCAGTAAGTCTGCACCGCCTCTGGGCCGAAAGCCGCGATCATGGCGTCGATACATTCGATCTCCGCGTCAGCGTAGTGGGCAGGGGAATTGACCATGTCGTTCATATTGCGTAGCTCCTATAGAAGTTCTGCGGCTCTAGGGTATATAGATTCTGTCGAGTGCGGGTGACGGCCACATAAAAGACCCTGTGCATGGAGTCTGGATCGCTTTCCATGCTGGCTTCTGCGGCTGCGGTTATGTCGGTGAACAGTACGACGTTGTCTGCTTCGCCTCCTTTGGCACCGTGGATCGTGGACAGGCGTATACGAGGATCTGCTGACAGGTCCTCGCCTCGCTGCACTAAGGCGTTGATGTAAGCCACGTCTACGTCGGGCAGCTTGTCGAGTGCGTCCTTCCAAGCCATGTCTGGCGTAGCCAATAACCCGTTAAAGTCTTTTAGGTCGTCGTAGGTAAACAATGCTTCCGGATCGCCTACAATCTTTTTGTAGCCACGGGCCACTCGCACGCCGTTGCCTGACATGAACGAGTACATGGCCTTGGCCGACTCGAAAGAGATCGGCTCGTTGTTTTGCATACAGTTCCACGCAGACAGTGCCACACGTATCTTTTCGCGAACGCTGCGCACACCACCCCCGTACTCAAAGTAGTAACCCTGACTTTTTAAAAATTGCTGCACAGGTGACAAAAAGTAGTTGGCTTGGGCTAAGAAGAGCCAAGAGCCGTGGTTCATGTCCAGCCCGCTGAAGTCAGTAAGCCGCTGTAGTTTGCCTTCGCTGGGCTTGGGCAGGTATTTTTTGGGAAACCGGCGCTTGATACGTGCGCAAATGCGTTCTGCCACGGCGTGAATATTCGATGGGACGCGATAGCTTTGCTCTAGAACTTCGCTGCCACCGTCAAGGTTGATGAAGTGCTCAACGTCTGCGCCAGACCACTTGTAGATTGCCTGATCGTCATCTCCTGCGCAGTACATCCGCTCGGATTTAGCGTCAATCGCGTGGGCTATATCCCACTGCAAGGGCGATAGATCCTGTGCCTCGTCAAGCATCGCCAGCTTGAACGTGGGGCACACAGAGGGCGCAGTCTTGGCAAAAAGCTCTAGCATGTCCGTATAGTCAAACAGCCCGTGTGTCTTCTTGTACGCCTTCAGAGAGCGTGCAACGTAGTCTACCTCTACCCAAGGCTCCTCTAAGCCGCTCTGGTTATATTCATCCTTGAGTCGGTTTTTCTTTAGCCGTGCCAGTGTAATCAGTCGAAGCAGGGGTGTTTCTTTGGTCAGGCTGTAATTAACGTCAGTGACGTAGTTCTGAGGAGCGGGACCGATGTGGTCCATGGTGCCCTCCATAAGTTCTATCCCTGTCGCACGCTGTAGCTCTTGGTAGTGCAGGGCCGTCATCAACTGGTCAGTGCGAAGTCCTGTCAGGTTGAATGCAAGACTGTGCAAGGTGCGAAAGAACGGCAGATCGTTTCTGGGGTCTAGCCCAAACCGCTTGGCCGCACGGTCTTTGGCCTCGTTTGCCGCCTTGCGGGTAAATGCAAAGAACGCGATTCGGTTGGGAGGCGTTCCTTTTGCTAGCTCATTTTCGACTAGATTAAGAAGAGTGGTTGTCTTGCCAGTACCCGGAGGGCCAAAGATACGCTGCATTAGTGCAGTACCTCCTCTTCTGTAATTTTTATCCCGTGGTCCGCAGCTATCTCGGCCAGATCTTTTGTTGGAAAAACAAACACGGGGTTGGCTTTACCCATGTTTGCCGAGAGCACGTTGTAATCCATCCACTCAATGGCATCTTCCATGCCCCAGCCATGTTGCTTCATAAGGACGGTTAAGCACTTATTGTAGTCATAAACCATTACAGGGGAGTCCACTCCAACGCACTCCCCCACCCCGATAGCTGCTTCTTCAAAGCCCTCAAGAACTATCAAAAGTCGGCCTGCGGAGCGTTGTCTGGCTTCCAATCGTCTACTTTGCAGTACCACCCCGTCTTGGGTGCCTTAGCTTGAAGAATATCGATCCGAATCTCCTCTTCCTGCTGCTGTTGCAACCAATCGATAAGTTCCTGACGGTTAATCAGCAAAGCGCCTTTGACAAACGGAGGTGCCTTTTGTCTTGGTTTGAAAGCTCTTAGTCCCTCTGGGAACACTAATCCTGTCATTTTTTTCTCCTAAAAAGGTATGTCGTCTTCTTTACCGAACGATGGCTCTGCCACACGTCCGGTTGGTTGATCATGTGCGGGGATCTTCCACAGCCGCACAACCTTGTTTTGTATGCGAAGCTGAGTCGCTTCGCCGTTAACGTCACGCAATCTCTGCGCTATCTGATGGGTCTTGTAAGCTTTGAAATTAGCTTTGACCAAGTGCGCCTCCAGATCCTTAAGCCGAAAGTAAGTTAGTTTCTGGTCTTCATCAGTCCAAGGGCGCTTGAGCAAGATCTGTTCTTTCTCATCCGCCGCCTGATGCCCTGTACAGAACTCTTCCAAGTGATCTGCGAACTGCCCGTTCACACTCACGTCCTGACTGACCTCAATCACATGACCTTCGGTGTCGCTCATCTCGTTAAGAAGCGCGTTGATACGCTGCTCCCACTGAGCCTTTTGTACGGTGCGAGGAAAGAAGTTCAACTGTTCCACGCAAGCTCTCTGGAACGCCGCTTGGTTCATTAAATCGTCTGTCCCTAGCTCCAAAGGCTGGCCTTGAACGTCTAAGAACCATACAGGCGGCACACTGTTGTACTTGCGCAGGTTAGCGATCTGCACGCCAGAGACAGCAGCATCGATACCAAACTTACGAGTCTTGCATAGCTCGGGATTGCAGTACGCATTGATTGGCGCGTCCTTGCACTTGTACGCATAGTCTTTGCGCTCAAGCTGTTTAGCAACCGTGTTCACCTCGCCCAAGGGCAGCGGAGGGTGGATGAAGTTCATGTTGTGGTTGAGTATCTCTGTTTCCCACGTATCGGGATACGCCTTGCGTAAGTAAACACCTACGTTGAACAGCCCGTTATTCCTAGCGCCTTCGCCGATGCCTTCCTTACAAAGTATCTGTAAGCAAGGTGGACCGTCCGGTATGGGCAACGACTGATCTTGCTCAACGACCAAAGACAGCGCCTGCTCATGCGTTTGCACGTTCTCTGCCACCAAGGCAAAGAACTGCTCTAATGTTGCTGCCGTGCCGTCGAGGTTGAAGGCATACCTCAGACCATTCTCATGGTCGAAGTAAGGCATGTTGAGGAAGTTACCCACATCGCCACGCTCAAGGTTGAGACTTACCTGCTTCGGGAATATCTCGCTACCGCCGTACCCTAACCCCGCACAAAGCTGAGTCAGTACGTCCTGCATGTCTTTTGCGGGAATGAAAGAGTCCGTAAACAGGAAGACGTGAGCGCCCCCTGACTTACTACGGCACACCACCAAAGGCAGCTTCGCCGCCTGTATCTTGTCGATTAGAGCTTTGTGGTTGAAGTTGTATTGATCAATGTCAATACACCCCCAACGGCAAGCGTTGTCTTCGTTGATCGGGATGATCCCAATCGACTGAGTACCCGCTAGATGGTTTTCCCAATCTTCTTTGGTCCGAGGTTCGCGAACCACGTTTGCCTTACCCTGCGTCTTGCCGCTGCTCGACTTGGACTCAATTTTAAAAGTCCCATAGGCCTGTTTCAGGCCATCAAATATTTCAGCAAATCTACGAATATCCATAAAATCCTTGGTCCGTGCATGGGGCTATCTGTGAGGAGACTTCAAACGCCCCTAACGACGGCACGGAACGCCGAGTAAGTTGTTACCAAGGTATCTGATCGGAATCATCGTCACCTGTTGTTTGTGCTGCTGCCGGTTGTTCCGTCTTACCGGCCACACCGTCCTCATGCTTTACCGTCACCGTTCCTGAGCTAATCGCTTGGTGAAAGCTTTTCGCGGCTTGATACTGCCCCGCGTCCTCAATCGCACCTTCTAGTTCTATCTTCCAGCCATGCCATACGCCCTTGGAATTTTCTTCCTTGTTCGTAGACAGGTTGTAGATATGCGAGAACCGAGGCGGCGTGAACGGCCCGTTTTCACCTATCATGCTGCGCGTGGCAATCATTGAGTTCCACTGACGAGATTTCTTCAACTGCGTAGACTTCATAGAAATCAATGCGTTAGACCAAGTGCCGTTGTCTTCGAGGATCAACACGTAATGCTGGTGCGTCTCATCGATGTACTCGCCCTGCATGTTTTCAACATAATCTTTGTTAGTTGCGGGATCTCGCTTTGTTGGCGGTCGCTGATCCTCTGGTCCAAAAATTTTCAGAGGAGCGCCGTTGCCCGATCCCCGAGGTGCCCACATCAAGAATTCCCGCTTGTAATGGCATGGAATCACCTTCAGCGGCGTTTTGCTGGAGTACACCTGCTTAGTTACTGAGTTGATCATGTCACCAAGCTTTGCCTTGTCGGCGATGTCGGCGTCCTGATTCAATAGTTCAGAGGACACAATTTTCAGAAAGGGTAGTGCTAGATCGTCCTCCGTCATCTGCATACCCGCGCCAGCATCTGCCTCAAACATCGCTGCGCCTGCGACGACTACGTCGCCCTTCTTCTTTTCCGCTACTTTCTTTTCGTCTTTATCAGCCATTATTTTGCCTTTGTAATCGTTGCTCGTTGTCCAACCCATACGCTAAACAAATCCATGTCTAGCTCCTTACCTTGCTCGACTCGCTCTTTGACCCAAGCCTTCAGCGTCGAGGCATGAACCTCCTGCTTCTGCTCTGGCTCCCAAGCTTTACTTCTCAGTTCCTCAACCAAGGCTTGCGCTTCGTTATCTTTCTCCTTACCAAAGCGCACTGTGACGGTATTTTTTATGATGTCCCCTTCACCACGCGAGCGTAGCCAATCGAAAGCCGCAGCTTCGTTGTCTTTGCTGATACGCGCACCGTAGGTTTCTTTTATTTCCACCCTGCTTCCGTCTTGCAAGGTAAAGTTGGTCATGCCGATTTCTTGCATCTTGCTAGGCAGATCTTCGTCTGTGAGCTTTAGCAGTTTCTGCTTCGCTTCTTTTAGCTGTAATTCAAGATTTTTGACCGTTTGATCCGCAGATACGATACTATCTGCGATAGATGACAAAGCATCTAAGCTCTTGTCTCCGGGCAGAGACAAAGAAGATTGGCTGTCGGCAGCCATGTCGGCGAGTAAATCACTCATCGTCGTTCTCCGTTTTTCAAGTTTCAAGTGGCGCTAGCCACTTCCCAAACGAAGCATAATCCCATAATATCGCATGTGTCAAACAATTTAGGCAAAACATGCAATTTACTTTCAAGACCCAACCCTACGAACACCAGCAAGAGGTTTTTGATGCTAGTTGGGATAGCCGCTCGTGGGCGCTGTTCCTTGAGATGGGCACGGGCAAAACCAAGGTAACCATCGATACGATTGCCAAGCTCTACTGCGACGGTGAGATAGATACAGCCGTGGTCATTGCGCCAAAAGGCGTGTACGGCAACTGGGTACACAAGGAGATACCGCAGCATCTGTCGGACGATATACCGCTAAAGGTGGTGCAGTGGCAACCGAACCTCACGCAGACCTTCAAGGGAGAACTGTTGCAGCTTGCTAACGACAAAGAACATCTCAAGATCTTGGTGATGAACGTCGAGTCGTTCTCTACTAAGAAAGGTGTGGACGTGGCTAAGTGGTTTGTGAAGCGTAACCGCAACTGTTTGGTGGCGGTGGATGAGTCCACGTCGATCAAAAACCGTACAGCAAAGCGTACAAAGAACATCGTCGCGTTAGGCAAAGAAGCCAAGTACAAACGCATCCTGACCGGCAGTCCTATAACCAAGAACCCCATGGATCTGTACGCCCAGTGTGCTTTTTTGGGGACCGATCTACTCGGGTTCGACAGCTACTATGCGTTTCAGGGCCGTTATGCGGTGATCACGCAGCGTAAGTTTGGCAACAGAAGCTTTCAGGACATCACCGGCTACCGCAATTTGGACGAGCTAAACGTCAAGCTAAACGACTTTTCTAGCCGAGTTTTAAAAGAAGACTGCTTAGACCTACCGGAAAAAATCTACACGCAACGCAACGTGGCGCTTACTAAGGAGCAGGAGCGAGCCTACAAACAGATGCAAGACATGGCCCTAGCTATGCTTGAGAAGGGTGAACTGGCGACCACACAGAGCGTCCTGACGCAGATTATGCGGCTACAGGAGATCTGCTGCGGGCATTTGAAGACAGATGATGGCGAGATACAGTCGCTGAACAGTAATCGGATGTCAGAGTTACTGGATGTGATCAGTGAGATGGACGGCAAGGTAATCGTTTGGGCTAGCTGGGTCTACGACATAGAGCAGATAGAGAAAGAACTAGCCAAGGTCTATGGGCCAAGGTCCGTGCGCACCTTTTATGGGGCCACCCCTGCGGATGAACGAGACGAGATTGTGGCTCAGTTTCAAGATCCAGACAGTGATCTGCGGTTTTTTGTAGCTAACCCGCGAACCGGGGGCTACGGGCTGACGCTGACGGCTGCTACCAACATGATCTACTACAACAATCAGTACGACCTAGAAATACGACTTCAGTCAGAGGACCGTGCGCATCGTATCGGTCAAACGCGGCATGTTTTGTATGTGGATCTGGTCAGCCCGGATACCGTGGATGAGAAGATCATCAAGGCTTTGCGCGACAAGATCGACATAGCCCAAGAGGTCTTGGGCGAAGAAACCAAGAAATGGCTTATCTAGCTACCTGCCGAAAGGTGATCCGGAGAATTGTCTAATTCGATACGGTTGAGGTCTGGGGGCCTGATATCTTTGCGGCGCAAAACTTTGTGGTGGAGGAGCATACGCTTGTGGTGGAGGAGCATACGCTTGTGGTGGCGCAGAGGAATATTGGGGGTAAAAATTAGAAGGAGCGTTGTTAAATGCGCCCGAGTTATAGGGTTGTTGCCCCATCCCTCCCTGCATCATTTGCTGAAACATCTGCATCATTAGCCGCATCATGCCGCCCATATCTTGCTGAGTGAACTGAGGCTGTTGAGTGAACTG